ATACAAAAGGTTTAACTTCATTATTTTTGTATATTGCAACTACCTTAAAGGGCATTTGTGTTACATCAAATACAACAAACGCTGAATAATCTTTATCTACACCTCTTGCAACATCAACCGTAATTACATATGTATGACCTTTAAGTGCTTCTTCGTATTGATACACACCACCTGCTGAATTAATAGGTTCCAAATAAACGGTATTTTTTATTTTCGCTGGTGATATAAGCGTGTTTACTGATCCTAAAAATTCACATTCAAACTCTTGTTGAAATTGCTCTGGCGATGTATTTCTTATAGTCATTTCTTTCCATTCTTCATCTCTACCTGGAACCTCTGACCAATGTACATCAATAGGTACGTAATCGTTTCTTTTCTTTTCTGCGTCTACCCATAGTTTATAAAATTGATTCATACCATAAGGTGTAGATACTATTACCATTTTAGTTTTTTGTCCTGAAGATATTGTAGGATAAACGGAACTAAAAAACATTTCAGCAATGTTTGTAGGTACGAAAGCAAACTCATCAAGGAATATTATATTATATGAACCACCCCTAATAGCACTTGATGATGTAGCAGCTGCCACAATGGTTGATTTGTTTTCTAATTCAATATTACCTTTATTCCAATTGACAACACCTTGTTGCATCCATTTAGGTAAGTTTTCATATGCAAGTTGTAATCTTCCTAATATATCTCTAGCAGTAGAAGACTTATTGGCAAGTATAGCAATATTAGAGTTTGGATTAAACATTGCATAGTGCATTAGATAAGATACGGTTGTTGTTGACTTACCTGATTGTCTAGGTAATTTGCAAATTGTAAATCTGTTTTCGTGTATAGTTTTAACTATCTTTCTTTGAAAATCATATAATTTAAAAGGTATAAGTCCTTCGTCTAGTGATACAATTCTCACGTATGTTTGCATAAAGTAAATAGGATCAGCAGCACACTTTTGATATTCTAAAATTTGTTCTTTAGTAAACTCTTGTGGTGTGTTAATCTTCTTTAGATTTGGATTACCTAGATATGCGTCATTAATCATTTACAATTATTCCTTCTATATGAGTGTAACCTAATTTTTTTGCGGCTTCAACTCTTTGACTACCCTTACTTATACTATATCTTTTCTCTTTATACGGTATGCCTTGAGCACCCATTCTTAATTTATTTGATTTTAAATGTAAGATTACTTCTATTGGATTTATTAGTTGTTCTCCGTCAACTAATTCTTTGAGTGGATTACTATTATCAACACTATTTAATTCGCTAATTCTAAAAATTTCTTTATTCGGGTGTGATATTTTTGCCTTCAAAATTTTCATTTTCACTTTTTCTTTCACTATTAGTTTCAACGGTTTTTTTATTTAACATCTTTTGTAATTCTGCCGTTGATCCAACAAACAAAGCATTTTTTATATTGTTACTTGTTTTATTAGGTAATTCTTTTAAATCTTTTAATTTTTTCTGTAAGTCTTGTAATTTATCTACCGTTTGACCTACTTGACCTATTAATTGTCCTGCAACCTCATAAGCACGAGGGTGTTGACCTTCTTTTGCAATGTCAAGTATACCTTGTATTGCTTCTTGTCCTCTTTCAATTAGATTATAGTAATTTTCTCTACTATATTTGTAATCATTATCTACATCTTCTTTGCCTTTTTCTTCCATACGAGGTACTAAAGGTTTAAATTCTTTTTGTTCAACAGGTGCTTTTGTTTCAACACCTAAAATTTCATTTACTTTATCTTCTAAATTACTCATCTGTATCCGTGCTTGGGTTGTATCTCTTACCATCATTAAAGAAACTTATAGTAGTTGTAAATCCAAAATCATCATCTGCGTCAGCAGTTGTAGGATTAGGTATTACTACAATTCTTTCTTCTCTTTTTAAAGGATCGTCTGTATCTGAACCAATATCTGCCTGAACATTTTTAATAACATTACTATTGTTCATAGGACCAAATAGATAACTCTTAGCAGTAAAACTTAAAGTATAGATAACTGCTCTTCTATTTGTAAATTCACCATCATAACTATCCTCGTAATTTATATTACCTAAAACAATAGGTACATCTCTTTTAATATCTAAATCAGGTACAGCATTTATAGTAACCGTATAATCAGGTTGAAAAAATGGTAAAATTTGTTCAACTATTTGTAAACCATCTTCAGCAGTAGCTGTAAAGATATATAATTGCATACTTATATTATAAGGCACAGGTGTATAATTAAAATTTAATTTTTTTCCATCTTCGCCTGTTTTAACTTGTGAATATTTTTGAACACGAGTTAATTTTCTACTAGAATCATATGCAAGTCCTGTGATTTCAAAACCCATACGAGGTAAAGAAGTAGCAAACTCTCTACTATTTAAGTTTGCTTGTTGATCTAGTCTAACTAAAAACTTTTCTTTAGGTGCATATGCAAGTGGTACTTTTATTCTACTTGTAACACCACCTGTACTATTTGTTCTTTGTATTACAATATTATTAAATACTTGACCAAATGCAATTATTAGTTTTCTAAAACTTTGATTATAAAATCTATTGCCTAACATTATGCTGTGTCCTCATCTCCAAATGGATTTCTTTCTGTAAAGTCTAGTATATCATCTAAAGCAGAAGCAGTATCAAAACCTGCCTCAGTATCTAAATCCGTATTTGAAGCATATGATGATTGAGTTTGTATTGCTGAAGCAGTAAAATCCTCATTTAGTAAGAAAGCAGGTTCACCTGTGGATAACTCTTGTTCTAATAGTATTGATCCTTCACCATCTAACGCAACTTGACCTGATTCTAAAGTAAATTTATAATTTAATTGATTTAAAGTATATGTATCTTCAGCAGCGTCAATCGTAGTTAAACCTGTGTTAAATTCTTCCGAAGAATATTCAAATCTTGTAACTCTTAATTTGTAAACTGGTAATTGACCTAATGCAAAGAAAGGTTCTTGGTCTTCAACAAATTGAATTTCAAAAAATGAGTTCATTAGAGGATAATAAATTAAATCACCCTCATTAGGTCTACCAGAAGCAATTAAACTATCTTTTTGACCTACGTGATAGTTCCAACTTCTTTTTGACACCATAAATGTAGTGTCTTCTCTAATTTCTAAACCAAATTTAGATACTATTTCTTGTTGACCTGCAAAACCTTCAGTAGATTCTATATACATCTCAATCAACCAAGAGTCATCAAACCTAGAAGTAGTATCTTCTCCTAGTATTAAATCTCTATTGACTAAAGTACGTGGTAGGTAATAGACATCGTGGCCGTAGATTTTAAGACCTTCTACAATTAAATCTTCGTGTAATCTTTTTTCGTTTTGATTACCAATGCCGTTGCCACCTTGAAAGTAATGATTAACTGGCATAGTTTACCCCATCATCATTGCTGGGTTTAGTTCGTAAGTTGTTCTAATTTCGCCTTCTAATTTTTCTATGTCTTGTAATGCTTCTGAATATATTTGTTGTCCGTTTAAAGTAACACCACCAACCATTGCAACACCATTAAATTTAGATAAGTTAGCACCCCATTGTTTTTTAAATAAAGCAGTAGTGTATCTTTTTAAATATATGTCATTAAAAACATCCGTGTAAGTAGTAGGATCTAATTTTCTATAACATTCAATAACAATCCATTCGTCTGTTTCTAAATCATTTGTCCAGTCCATATCAATATATAATCTATTATCGTGTTGATTAAATCTTAATGGTTTTTCACCTACTAATATATGATCTAAAAAGTCTAAATGTCTTAATACAACATCATAATTAATTACACTTGTTGATGAAAAATCATAGAGATCATTTAATCTTAATTGGTATCTTACGTCAAATAAATTTAGATTACCTTTATCTGAAAAAGGAAATATATTAATAACAGATATAATAGAATCTGGAACAACTAAAAAATTATTGTCTTCGTACCATTTAGTTGATACACTATTTTTTGTAGCAGTTTCACTTGCTGGATTAATAGCAGCTAATCTTGTTTTGTCTTCTGCTGTTAATTGATATTTTAAGTATGTTCTTCTAATACCATCATAGTGATATTGTTGAAAATACTGAACAGCCTCATCAATTCTATCTTCTAGTTGGTCATCATCTACATTTACTTCAATGACTGGTTTACCTAGTGCTCTTAATGAATACTGCTTTAATGTTTCTCTTGTTGATGGTTCTGCCATATAAATCCCTGCCTTACTCTATATTTATAAGATTTATTTAATGATAGGGAAGAGATTATCTGCACAAAATAACTTTATATCTTCTTCAGGCAAACCTAATGTTTGCATAACTCTTGGTGTATGAGGATTTTTTTGTTGATTTTCACAATAAAAATTTTGTGCTTTTATTACGTCTTCTTTTTTAGAATCACTATTAAAATGACCTATTTTGTCAATATATGCGTTTAAATTAGATACTGCTAACGTACATATTTGATTTAACTCTCTCTCTTCCTGAACATTACCAGCAGCAATCATACCTCCACTAAAGATTGCCTTTGCCCAATCAGGTAACTCTCTCTCTTTGCTTGGTTTAAACCACTTATTTTCTTCTATAAACCATTTTGTTAATGGGTGTTCTTTTTGAAGTAGTGGAGAAAAATCGTGGAATGCACCTGTAACTTTTTTCTTGCCTGCTATAATATCAAAACCATATATTGGTCCACCATTTTCTAACATAGGAAATAAACATATATGTGCCATCCATAAACCTTTTGATTCTCTAGCGTCAACTACATCTACGTGAGCACGTCTAATATTCATATTAGACCAAGTACGATTAGTCCAACCAGGTTTGTTAAATCTATCCATACCTGGTTCTTTATATTCTACTAAATGCTTATCTAAAACTTCTATAATTTCTTTTTCTAATTTAATCAGTCTTTCCCAAATCATTCATTTCTCCAAATAATCTTGTTGCAAAATTAAAACAAAGTTTTGCTTCTACAACTACGTTTTTTTCATAAACATTTAAAAAATTGTTTATTGTTTCTTTTACTATTCTTTTATATTCTGTTGCATTAGGACCAAAATCATAATATCTTTTTACAGGTACTTTTTTTCTAATCATTTGACCACCTGATAAATCGCCCATATGTCTAACATAAATGTGAGCATATAATTTTTCAGGATCGTCTGTTATTGTTTTTATATGTTCAACATATTCTTTTGTACTTTGAGTTATTTCTGGTGGCATACCTAAATCAGTCCATAGTTTAAGATAATCTTTATGTATATATTCTGCTCTAGGTAAGTTACTAGTATCTCTAAACAAACCATTATGATGTCCCCATTTTTCTAATTCAGCATAACATTGTAATTGATTATATAGATAAGTTGCGTATAATCTTTTATCTATCTCACCTGACATTAAAGTTTTTACAAACTCTTGTCTTTCAGCGTTCTTATGTTCTTCCCAAACTAAATCTTTAATATCGTAACTCATCTTTCAAAATACCTAATTGTTTCTCTTAAACTTACATTTTTTAATTTTTTAAAATCTATTTTATAATTTTGATTTAATCTATCTTGCCAATATCTACTATCATCTCTTGTGGTTAAAGCATAATGAAGTGATGTAAGATTAGCGTATTCATCA